TTGTAGATTATCAACCTTGACTGTGCCAAATGAGTCTGTGCCATCATTGATTCGAGCTAAGTGACTCATCAGACTTCTCAGAGCGTTATTGATTCCGGAGGGAGGACATGATTCTGCAATATTTACACCATCTATGTCTGTATTGTTCGCTGCAGTTGTATCGTATTGAGTAATATTCTCTTTTGCCATTATAGAATTCCTTCTCTTTCTAATGTTCCTAAAGGTCTACCTGCGATAAGTGTTTGTCTCACTGGTGTGCCTAGTTGTTTTATGTTTCCTATTGGTCTACCTAGTACTGATCTTGGTCGATTGGCAAATCTTCGTATACCACCAATACCTGCTGCTGCCTCGCCAATGATACGTGGACTAACAAGACCAAAACCACCTGCTGCTGCACCTGCACCTTGTGTCGTGCCGATACCACCAACGGCAACACCACGTAAGAAGTCTTGGGCAATGAATGGATTGAGTCTTCGACCTGCAAGTATTTCACGTAGTAATCCTCCATCTGGTAGAGTTTCCAATATCTCTTCTCCAATTTGTGTACCTGCTCGTAAGGTTGCATCAAGTTTATTAAGTTTTGTTGAGTCTAAAGCTGTGCCACCGATCTTTAGTTCTTTTGTTATTTCTGTTAATTCTTTTGTCGCCTCGCTGTACTCCTCAAATATTCTTGCATACTCCGGCGAAACTTCTTCAATAGCCTCTCGTAATGCCACTCTGATCTCACTTGAAGTGGCAAAACCAGGCGTACCTCTTTCTGTCTTAGCAATGATGTCATCGAGCTCTCTTCTCGCACCAATCAACTCTTCAAGAGTGACATCAGAAGTACGGAGTTTTGATAATGCATCTTTTTCAATAGTCTTGAGTATGTTGTTTTCTGACTTTGTAAGTGTTGTGCCTCTCTCGGTTCGAATGTCATCAGTAATATTCAAAAGGTTATCTACTAGGCTGGGTTCTACCTTAACTGCTTTTAGATCAAAATTTTTGGTGTCTGCTTTAAATCTATCATTCCTCGCTTTTTTCAGTTGTGCAAATTGTCCCTCTGCGAGTTTTATTATGTCACTATCTGTAAACCGACCTCGCATGGCATCCTTTGCTGCCCTTGAGGTGTTTGGATTTGCAAGTATTTCTATAGCCTCTTTCTTTGCACCCGTTGTAACACCGAGTATTTCTGCTGCACCTTTTCCACCAGCTTTCGTTGCAAGTGAAATAGGTTTTGTAATTGCTCTCGTTGGGTCAGTAATCGCACTTGCAAAACCAACACCCTCTCCGAGGCCTCTTGTGACGGCAGAGGATCGAAGTGCTGCACCACTACCTCCAAGTAACAAACTTAAATCGCCTACAACACCCACTGGATCAGTGGCAAATGTCTCTCTAAATTTTTCGCCCGAACCATATCTGTCTTTGAAAAACTCTGCAACATCTCGAACTAACTGTTCATTCCTCTGTTCGCCAGGAATAAAGGTACTCACAATACCCTCACTTAAATTATATAGACTTGATACAGTTCTTGGGATGTTGAGGAGTGATGCAATATCTTGGGCGAAACGACCTGCACTTGGTAAGAAGTTTGACGCTGCCCTACTCAACAGTGGTCTTGCTTGTTCTCTTTCGGTTGCCTTTTGTGATTTGAAGTCACTGTATTCTTCAGTTACCTTTGCATATTTTGGGTTTCTTTGATCCGGTGCTTTACCAAGTTCACTCTCTAAAAGAAATCGTGCATTATCACTTAAGTTCTCAAAATCTACTGCCATTATGAAATTCCTAATTCTTTGTCGACATCTGCATCATCTTCTTCGGTTACGGCAAGAGCAACTCTGTCATCATGTAATCGACCACTTTGTTGTGCAATCGCACCTGTTAAAGCATCAACTTCTGCCTTTCTAATAAGTAGTGCCTTATCTCTTAACTTTTCTAATTCTGGTATAAAATTAGCAGAGAATGGGTTGAAAGATGTCGCAATCGCTTCGAGTCTTGCACCCTCTGTCTCTGTTACTTGACCTAACGATGCTCCACCTGCCTTTAAATCTTTAAGATTATTTATGAACTCTTTATTCCTTAAACGACCTATGGCATCCTTTACTCTGCCTGGGAGTTGTGCAAAGACACCTTGAAAAAAACCACCAGACGGCACTGCACTTAGAATAATATCAATATCATTTATGTAACTATCGGCATTTCGATTGACTGCTTGTATTGCTGCTTTGTCTTTTCTTATTTGTCCAAATATTTCATTTTCTACTGAACCATCACGTATGGCCCTAATTACGTACTGCCCATCATCTCTTTGCAGATATTCCTCCCCCTCTTTCAGTTTACCAAGATAATCCGGTAATCCAGTATCAGTCGTCTCCTCTGTTGGTTGCAATGCCTCTCTAATACCTAATGCCTCTGTTAACTCTCCACCCTCCAACAGACTGATACCTGCTGCAATATTTCCAAGAGCAGTTGGATTGTTGAATATATTTTGCAGTCCTTGACCAAAACTAAATCTTGGTCGTTCGACATCAACACCGATGTTTGGCATGGTTGGTATTGTGTTCACTGCAAATCGGTTACCACTTGATGCAACTGGTGGTGTGTATAGTGGGATATTTTGACTAGTAAATGCATCTGTTCCACGACCCACCCCTGGTTGCATTGCAATTGATTGGGGATCAAGAAGACCTCCTTGCACTATGGGATTGCCTGTCATAACACTTCGTCTTTGTGCTTGTGCTTGTGATGGGCCTATGAAGTTTAGAAATCTCCTAAAATCTTCTCTGCCTCGTTCTGCTCTTGTTACCATGTTAAGTTCCTCTAGCCATTCTTAAGTCGATGCCATAATTTTGTGGTACGACACCTCTTAGTTGATTTTCTCTTTGTCTTACAAACTCATTGAGTGCTTGTTGTTGTGCAAACGATAAGTCATCGAAACCTATTTGACGACCACTTGCTGTAACCCCAAAAGGTCTATAGAAACCAGTGAGTAACCCTTGTTGGTCATCACGTGCTCGTCTGACGTTTATATTGGGTAGTGTTGGGTCGATATTTACACCATCGAAGCCTCCGACTAAACTTGCAAAATTCTGCCCAAGTTCATTTTCAAGACCACGATTTGTGATGATACCTGCATCGCCAATACCAATACCAAAGTTTACAATCGGTATAAAACTAGGATCAACTTGACCCATGTTTGTTTGCAGCAATCCTAAATCTACGGCACGAGGTGTAATACGTGGAGCCGTAAGTTGTGTTGTTGATGTTCTTGTTGTTGCAAGGTCTGATCCTCTACGTTGACCTTGTTGATAGAAATTTGGATCACTTGCCAAGTTTTGTGCCGCTTGTTGATTGATGAGTTGTTGTGCAACGTCTCTGTTGATGTCAGAACCACGAGGTTGTTGACCTATACCCGTACCACTGCCTTGTGCAACTTCTCTGCTAAATAAAGCATCATACCTTGGTGGAAAGTCACTTAGTCTTGGACTACGATTCCTCATATCATTTGGTGTGTTCATCAATCGGTTGATAAAACCACCATCACTTGAGGCAGCAACATTTGCCATCCTCCTGCGTACATCTTTAGGGGCTCTTATTGGTCTGCCGATTGAACGTGCAAAATCTTCGTATGCCTTACGTCTTTTTATTTTTTCTCTTGCATAACGTTGTGGGTCTGTTTTACGTAAATTATTTCCATCACTGTATATATTTGTTGATCTCGCACTTCTCTCAAGTCTTTCTAATTTTCTTTTTTGTGCTTTAGTTGCCATGCCTTGCCTCAATCAAAAATACTTGTTAAGAATGGTATACCTGCACTAACTAGACCGGAGTCTGCTATCCCACTAGCTAATAGACCTGCACCCAATAATGTGCTTCCAATACCCCCTCCTGGTGTTTGTTGAGTTGTCACTTGTCCGATACCGACCTCTCCTGCACCTGCAGCTTGAAGTAAGGCATTGAGTCGTTGTCTTTCTGCCTCATTCTCTTCTGCTATTCGTGCTTGTTCTGCAACGATACTTCTTGTGTCCATTTGTCTTTGGAGTTCTCCGGCAGAACCGAGACCTTGTATTCTTTGTAGTTCGAGATTTTGGACACTTGGTACTGCACCTATGCCTTGTAGTTGTAATGCACCTGCAAGTCTTTCTGCATCAGATATCTGACCTGCTAACTGTGCTCTTCGATCTGCCTCAAATCTTTGTTGGTCTGCCAAAAGAGGTGCAACGGCAGTTCCAATGCCACGACCTAATGCACTACCAAAGGCATCACTGCCAAGTCTACCTGCCATCGAATATTGTGACGTTATGGCATCTGTTTGATCTGCGATACGATCTCTGATAACTTGATCTAAAAACTCTGGACTTAAATCTCTTTCAAACTCTTGTTGTAACAAAGTTGGTTGCCCAATAGTGCCGGATAATAAATTACCAACTGCACCACTAGTATCGGCTATCAACCCTGAGTCTTGTCCGAATTGTTGTAATCTTTCTAGTTGTGCTTGTTCAAGTGGATTGACTGCAGCAAATCTATCGCCTTGAAAAACTTCCGGTTGGAAATCTCTTGCAGCTTGAAAGACCTCTTGTTGTACGTTTTGTAAGTAGTCTGGTATCTGGACACTTTGTGTCGTAGTCGATACTGATCTTCCTTTACTCATTATAACCTCTTCTCATATTGTATGTGTCGGACATTCCATCCGTATTTCTTTAGATATCGACTCCATGCAGTGCGACCATATCCCTCGATATGTGTGCATGAATTTAACTTTGCGACTTCTTCAAATTTATCCATGACGATTGGTAACCACTGTTTCATGTTTGTACCTGCGACAAAATCAATGGCAAAAGCCTTTGTCTTTGGATATTGCAGTACTCGTGTGCTAAGAACTGCTTGTATGATCTTGTTCTTATCTTTCTCTTCGTAGACGATCCAAAGAAGATATTGACCTGCTTTTGCAGCATCCAACAAATCCTCAGTTCCAATCCTATCCGGAGTTAGTAGAACGGCACGTTTAATTATTGGTTCGATGTGTACCCACATGTCGTCAAGTTGGGCCATCGGTATTGGTAGTAAATTCATCCGATTATGGCGTAAATAAAAGTCCTATCATTTTGGCTATTATTTGCATGAGTGATAGTAAAACTACTATCTGCTCTTGCAGAAATAAATATTGTACCTGCACCTATTTCGGCAGAGGCATTTGCAGTGGTAGGTACATAAAGTATGACACTATCTGTACCTGCTCTCAAATCTGTTACTTGTGTTGTTGTTGCACTCGCAGTCAATGTGAACGTGCCAGTTGCATTATTCTTGCCATCGACAAGTAAGTTCACAACAGATGCAATCTCTCTTGGTGTTCCTCCTTGAGGTGGCAACTTACGATAGTTGAACTCTGTCATTATCTTTTACCTAATGTTGCACCCTCAATGTCACATCCTAACAAATATCTGAAGTCTCCACTTGTCTCTACACGTACACGATGGTAACGACCATGTGAACGTACATTGCAAAAGTTGTCATCACTAAGTGAGGATGCACTTGTGAATGTCACATCGTTTAATTGTTTTGACCGGCTACCTACCGATACAGATAAGGTTGGTTGTACTGCTGGGTTTTTTGCCGTCACGTATGGTATGACTTTGTTTATCACACTTGTTCGCATCGGTGCTATCTCGAACTCACGAGTCGTAACAGTTGCCGATAATGGTGTGCCGGTAAACGTATGTATCTTTTTATCTTTTGATGCAGCTAATGTAAAACTATCGCCTTTGAATAAAGGACTATCAAGACTTGTGCCAAGTGCATCTATTGATGAATTGATATTGTCTAATTCCTCAAGTGTACTGCCTGGGATCAGTATTGTACCCAAACTTTGGTGGTCGAGTTCGATCAGACTCCATTTATTGATTGCATAATTATATGCCAACATTCTATCCGGATCGCCACTTGTTGATGCGATGCTTGGATATGACCACATAACGACTTGATTTTGTGGGTCTATCGCAGCCGTCAATCGATGTGTAAATGCAGGATTTAAGTCATCATAGAAGAATGTGTCAACTTTCTCTGAACCAATGGGGATTGACCTCTGTCCGTCAAACATAAAGAAACCATCTGGCGAGAGATAAAATATTGCATACGTTCCTAGTGCGACTACTGAATTTGACAAGTCACAACCATGAGTTGTCTCAATCATCTCTACAGAGAATATGATAGGACTGCCAACATACTCGATACGTGCAATACCTTTCTGTAAAAGCACGACACCTACGTTGCCTCCGACAAGACCAGTTATTTGTCCTTTATCTGGTATTGTTTGAATATCTGTTTGATTAGTGCCAATAGTCCAATCAGTAGGATCATTGATGGCAGAAAAATAAATACGATCAGAGTGAGTATTGCCACTATACTTAACATTACCAGTGACAACAAAATCTCGTACAACTGCAATATGCTTTGCTGCAGGTGCTCCACTAATCGGATCAAAATTACTCGAACTCTCAATATTAAACTCCTGCAATACTTGGTTGTGACCACCGGCAGCGATCAGTGAATTACCGAACTGAACAAACTTCCACACATCTTCTGTTCCCAATGTGTAGTTTCCACTGGTAGACACACTATCTAAATCAGAGTCGGCACTTGCATATCTATATAATTTTGCACTATCTCCTGCAAACAGTTGCACTGTACCATCTTGCTTTCTTGTTGCAAACATGCCACGTATGTAGTTATCAGCAACACCAGATATTTGTGCCAAACTTTTCATCGGCACGTAACCTCGTATTGATGGCAAAACATTCTTTGCTTCTAGTACACCAGAATTTCCTAAATCTGATTGGTCTGGCAACCATTCTCCAAACTCTATCATTGTAGTGTACCCCACTCTGTTGTTGTTGTTGAGGTCTCTGTCCACGTTTCACTACCAACAGTGACCTCTGTCCACGTTTCCCCACCGACTGATGTTTCTGTCCATGCCTCGCCTAATATTTCTCCAATTGTCTCGGCACTCAATGTTATGCTCTCTCCTGCCGATACTTCCATGATGCGACCAAAACCAGCACTTGTCGTAATACTGATTGTTGCATCTGCACCAGCATCTAATATGATGTTGCAACTTGAGGTTGCATTTATTGATATTGCAACACTCTCTGATACTGTTTTTATGAGACCTGCAGCACTACTTTCAGTGATTGCGATTGTAACATCACTACCGACCTCTTGTATAAGACCACTACCACTTGTTGATGTAATCGCAATAGTTACTGCCGATGAAGCACCTAATATACGATTTGCAGTGGATGACGTTGTAAGTGCAATTGATACTGCTGCACTTGCACTATGTAGTGTAAGATTATCTAATTGTTCTAAAGTGAAAGAATCAAGGGAGTCCATCGTGCCAAAGGCATCTAACTCCTCCATTGTTGCCATGAGACTATGCAGCAGTTATGTCAAGTTCGCCGGCTGCAATACGAAGTATGTCTCCAGTAGTGACTGCTTTGGAAGCAGAGAAAGCACCATGTATCAGTAAGTTTCCACCACTACTCGCATCAAACAAGCCGAAGTGACTAATGGTTCCTTGATTTCCGGTGGCTGCTGGGAAGTCCACATTACTGGTGTTGTCTGAGACCCCACCACTTGCAGCATCAAATGCTATGGATTGACGTGCATAACCATTGCCACTTAATTCAGTGCCACTATTGTCATCGCCAAAACTACCGGTTGAAAGTCCAATAAAGACTGTACTAGGTGGTGTGTATGCAGAGTTTCTCAATATATGGTCTAATATTTCATTTTCTAAAAAGTTTGACATAGCTGACATTGTTATTTTCCTCTATATGTTGTTTTCATTGATAAGACACCACCATATCTGGCATCTTCTGTATCTCTAATTATTTCAGACATAATACGTGTGAATAATCCATCGTATTGTGTTGCTCTCGCCTCATCCATCAGATAGGTGTAGGCATTTGTCAACGACCCATACAGATATGCATCGGGGTGTCTTGTAAGTATTGTGTTGTTTGTTGTCGTGTCTGACAGAGAGTCAATGCCCTCTCCGTAAACTATCTCGACTGTATATGTTGTATCGGGTATGGGCCTCAATTGAATTTCTGTTCCAATGATTGTATATCCTCTTGGTTTGCCATTACCACTTTGACTATATTCTTTACTCAACATTTCGGCAGTATGAAACTTCAGTATGGTAAATGGATCAGTATTAAGTTGCACGTTTCTGATACTTCTTAGATCAGTTGGCAGACTAATAAATCCATCTCCTGCTACTGTTGTTGCAGTCGCACGTTTTTCTTGTGTTCTCGAACTCAACTCCCGACTCATACGTGCCTCTGCCAATTTTATAAAATCTGGTATTTGTGATGTTAAATCATCTCGTGCCAAGAAGTTGCTTATTGCTGTTTTTAAATCACTAAAGTTAGAAAGTGCCATCAGATTAATCTTCCAGTTGTTGTTCTAAATGCTTCGTTATCTTTATCTTGCAGCCACCTCATCCATGCCTTTGGATTGTCTCGTGGTTCGCCAAACTTGAGTAGTAATTCATGGTATAGAACTGCCGGTATCTCTCCTACTTTCTGCCAATGTTTTTGTGTGTTACCAATCAAGTCGCCAGGTCTATGAAAATCTCTTTGTGATTTTGCAAGATCACGTATTGGGTCTATTTTTTGTTCTGTTTTATATACGTAGTGTTCTTCATTCGCATCGTATTCCATTGTTGTCTTTTTTGAAACACCATCAGTTGCGACTGTTATTTTCTTTGCCATTATAACCTCATGTGAGGGGGGATGTACCCCCCCTCGTTGTCTAAATACCTTATGAAGTATTTAATCCGAATATGAAAGCATGTGCTTTTGGAGCACGTACAATCAATGCATATTCTGTAACGATTGCAAATTTAGTTGCATCGCCTGTTGGAGCGACATCGCTTACTGCGAAGTTTCTTCCTGGCAATGTACCGATTGCGACATAGTCTGTATCAATTACATACATTTCGCTGTTCGGTGCTTGTCTGTCAACTACTGCATTTACAGTACCAAAGTCAGATAAGAATAAACTTACTGAACCAACGATTGCTGCCTCTTGAGGAGCAGTTGTTGTGATTTGGTTGGTTGCTACTGAACCAGATGATAGACCAGAGAAAGCAACTTTGTTTGCAGGAGACATTACGAGTAATGATGGCGAACCACCATCTTCGTATGCTTCTTTGATTGCTGCCTCGATTTGTGCAAGTGTCAGTGCTCTCGCAGTACCGGTTAAATCTGCAGTATCACTTCCATCTCCAGTGGCATGGCCCATGTCAGATGGTTTGTCGCCATTTGTTAGCCATGTAAGTAGTTTTGCAGTTTTTCTTGGGTCAGATGCAGATTTTGCTTCGTTCTTGAAAAGTGACTTTTCAATGTCACGTCTTTGCTCAAGTCCTTTAATGACTTTGACGTATGCAGTTTCTCTATCACGACCTGCTTTGTCTACTACATCGAGTGTGTTTGACACTGATGCAGCTTGTGCTGCTATTTGATGGACATTTGAGAGCCTCGTAGTACTCTGAGGATTTACATACGAGTAGTCTGCACCCTCATTCACATGGTTTGTGTCAACTGCTGCAGCGAGTTCTTGGACTTGCCATTCAGTTGTAACGCCACTGGTTGTTTCTTTTGCAGCAGCAGTGAATAATGGTGTTTCTGCAGGATCAATCCGATAAATAATATCAGATAAATCTTCTCTTTCCCCAATAGCATTTGTTGTTAAAAATGTTGCCATTGTTTTTACCTATTCAGTTATTTAGTTAAAAGATATGAAATCGCATCTTCTTTTCGACCCGATTTCGCTAATTTATCAAAAGCCTTTTTTCGGTTTTGGTCTGAAACATTAACTTTACCTTTTGGTTTACCTGCCTTTATCATCTTCGGTGCTTTCTTTACTTTCTTGGTTACCGATGGTTTCTTCGCTTGTAACTCATCATAAAGATATGCACGTCTTAAAAGATCAACGACTCGAGAGTCACTTGTTGCAGCAATTTCTTGGTCATTAAAACCAAAACGTTTTGCATAAGTAACAATGTTATTACGTTCTCTTTGGGCTACTTCATCGTTTCGCCACTCTGGTATTCTATCCAAGAGTTTTGCTTGTTCACTTTGAATGTACCTTTGATGTATCGCTTGTTGTTCCTCTTGCAATGCCTTTGCTTGTGTCTCTTTATCTCGTAAATCTTCTTTTGCTTTCATGTAAGCCATAGGATCACTTTGATACAACTCTGCCCATTGCTGGTCTGTCATGTTACCATTTTGGTATTGTTTCAGTTGCTCTTGCAGTAGGGCTAAGTTCTCTGCATAATATTTCCTTTCTGCCTCAACTTGCTGTGCATCAGTTTGTATTTTCTTACGTTCCTCTGCTGCCTCTCGCAATCGTTTCTGTGCAGTTTGCTCGAGTTGATATGATTTTATTAAGTCTTCGGCAGTCACCTCAACTTCTTGTCCATCAACCTTTGCTATATAAATATCTTCAGTGACTTCTTCTTCTGATTCTTCGTCATACTGTTCACTTTCTTCATCAGTATCATCTGCAGCAGATTGGTCATCGACTTCTGCTTCTGTTTCAACTTCTGATTCTTCAGTGGATACGTCTTCTTCGACCATATCTTTAGACTCTTGAACATCTTCACTTGCCTCAATAGGGGTGTTTTCTCTATTCAAAAGTAAATTTATTGCCTCACTCTGTTCAAGTGGTGCATTTTGAGTGTTAGTTCCATCCGGAATACTAGCCATTTTTTACTCCATTGTTAGTTACTTTTTACGAACAATGCTATCAATTTGCTGTGTTGCCATCTGTCCAGAGGATATCAGACTTGCAATTTCAAGCTCGATTTCCTCAACTGCTTTATGCAAATAGAAAGCATGTTCTCTCTTCTCCGTATCTTTGTGATCGGTTTGTGACCAATCACGGATATAGGATTCTTTAAGTTCGCTAAATATTTTTTGTAATAGTGGATTGTTTCGCAGACTCTCTGCTTGTAACCCACGTTGTCTCTCTTCGTCTAATGACATGTGTTGTTATGCTCGTGGTAGATTTGTACTGATATCGCCACCTAGTGCAGCCTTTTGTGCTCTAAGGTCTAATTCTGCTTGTAATTCTTCTCTACGTAGTTCTAATTGTTGTTGGAACTTCTCACGTTCGAGTTCTAATTCTAACAACATTTTTTCTCTTTCAAGTGCTATATCTGCTTGGAGTTTTTGTCTTTCTAACTCAATCTCTTGCATTTGTTGGTTCATCGGTGCATTTGCACTTGCAGCTTGTTGTTCTTGCTGGGCGAGTATTTGATCGATTTGTTCTGCACTATTGAAGAACTGCGAGGTATCTTTAAACCCTGCCATCTCAATGATCTTACTCAATGTGTTGACATATTGACTTGGTTTGACAACCGGATTGTTCATGCCAAGTTGACCGATTAGTTGTTCTTGTTTTCCTGCAATCTGCAGAAGCATCGCCATCTTTTCTTCTTCACGACCATTCCCAAGTCCTACTTCGATACTGATGTCAAACTCATTATCAAAGGCACGAGGGTCTATCGTTACATATTCATTTCTTAATCGTATGGTCTTTTCTTTCATCATGTGTTTTTGACATAATAACAAGACTAACTTCGCAAGGTCTCTGCAACCGGTCTCTGCAAACACACGAGCAATCATTTCTGTCTTCAGTTGTGCTCCTTGCATTGTACTTTGCACTGCTTGTGCCGTGGTTGATTGCAAGACTTTTGGATCAAGGCCCATACTTGCTTTTGAGAAACCAGTTCTTTGGTCACGTACTTGGTCGATGTACTCAAGCATGTTAAAACCAGTTGCACCTATTTGTGGCACATTTAATGCTTGTACCATGCCTGGTGCTCTCATCCTCACAATATTCCCTGGTCGTGCAGAAAGTAAGTCCTCAAGGTTTACTTGACCCTCAACAACACCGACTCGTGAATTGTTTGTTAAGTACATATTATCGAGTAGTTGTCGCAGCACTGTTGACTTAATGAGTTGTAAATCTTTAACCATCTCTGCAACAGATCGACCCACCATTCTATGAGGCATTAAAATTGGAGATACTATACAGAAAGGTATGTGGTCAAAAGGATCATTTTCCAATATAAAGTTTTGTGTGCCAATCGCCAGAACACGTCTCATTTCTGGTATGCCATCGCCATCGTAGTCCGCCCTTAGATACATCTCTGTAACTAAACAATCGTGCATGGTTGGGTCGTTCTTACTTTCGTGTTTTGCACCACTCTCTGTATCTTGGAAACGTTGTTGCACTTCCATTTCGTTTTCTATTTCAGAATAGCCGGAATATTGTAAAACAGTATCGTAGTCATATCCATCATTGACGAGGTCGCCAACTTTCATTGTTGTTCTATGGGCAACGAAGTCTGCAGTTTGTAAATCAACGGCACGTCTTGAAAACAGAAACTCTTCCGGTGGCACGTTGATAATCTTTGTTTTGCCACTGTTCTTACGTCTTTTGATCTCTACGTCAAAGGTACGTCTCAATGGTATTTGGTTCTCGCCACTGACAATGTTTTGTACGTCTTCTTCGTCAATCTCTTCATCTTCTGGTAAATCACTATCATCGGTTACAACACCGACCTCATTGATTGATTGTGATACGACCTCAACATCGTCATCGTCAAGAAGTATGGTCAACTCCTCTTCGTTGAGGTTCTTATACTCTTCCTCTACGACTTCGATGTCTTCATCAAAGAATACTTTCAGTACACCAACTTTGAATAGTAAGGCATCCTTGAACCAATTATATATGTTCACAAAACCATTGTTTTCACTGTTGATGACGTAGTTTACTAAATCCGTTGCTTGTTCGGCTGCCTTTACATCTTCCGGTTGTCTTGCAATGAAACGTGCAAAATTATCAGAAGAAGAAAATACTTTCATCAGTTGAGGCATGATGTATTCAATAGTATCAGATACCTCGGTTGCAACAACTTGTGACCTATCCTCGACCTCGTTACCAAATGGTTCGCCTAGGTAATAATCGAGTGTCTCTGCTCTATCTGCCGAAAATTCAGTATCATAGTAGTTTACGGCATCAACCATGTGGTCATCAATTAGGGCCTTAAATGTGCTATCATCCATTTTCGCCATATTACTTACTCTTTTTCTTTTTTTTCTTTTTCAATGCCTTGAAATCTGCACCAGTAATTTTATCTCTTGGTTTTGCTACTCTTGCTAACTTCTTTTGCTTGGAACTGTATTTACTAAATGGCACTACTTACCGACACCTTTCATTGCACGTTTATGTGCTTGTGTAAAAGTCATACCCCTCATCATGTCTTTTCTCATGCTATCCATGTGTTTCTTTGTATGAGTACCTTTTGCCTTGTGACGTTTGAGTGCATCTTCTTGGCGTTTTGTTAGTTTCTTTATTGCCATCTTACTTCTTTCCTTTCTTTCTGATGAGATCAGAGTCAGCCTTACGTGCTCCACCTTTACCGGTTACAAAACTCTTTACACGACCCATAGCCCATTGTTGTGCAGAAACCTTTGGTCGTGAACCCGATGAATAATATGCACCGAGGCCCCTTTTATAGACTTTGTCTAATGTTGCTTTTGAAAAACGTTTTGTATAACTCGCTGGGTAACTTGGCATTATCCTCGACTCCGTTGTTTACTTATTCTATCCATCATGGATTTTGTAAGTTTTCCTTGTTTATATAATCGCCTAGTACGAAGTATCTCACGTTCTCTCGCAGTAGGATTTTTTGCACCACTGACATATTTAGTTGGTACACCTTTTTTTGTTTTAGGTACTTTGGCAAACTTACGTTTATTTCTTTTTGCCACCATAAGACATTCCCTTTTTCTTCTTGCCTTTTTTCTTTGCACCTTTTTTCATTGTCATTTTTTTCATATACATTTTCATGCCGGGCATCTCCTACTCCTATGATTTTTTATGTTTGTTGGCGAAAGCTCTCGCTTGTTCTTTTGAGGAAAAACCCCATGCTTTTAGAGCAAGAGCAAGTCTTGTTGGTCTCCCTTTACTATCTTTCATTGACCCTGCCATGCCACCGAAACGTGCAGCAAAACTTACACGTCTTGGGTTCGTGCCACTCTTGATAGGTCTTTTGAGGTTGCTGCCCTCTTTTCTTTTGAAGAACTCACGACCTTTTTGATTGAGTCCACCTTTGGGATTTTGAAATTTTTTTGCTACCATCTTTATCCTCGTACCACCTACCTAACAATAAGTGATGTGTTTAAATTTTTTCTATCGCTTGTAACTTTGTTAGTAGGTGGCTTCATATTTTTAAATATGTGCCGTATGACTTCGACAGTCCAACCATTGCCGATCATCTTATATCGTTGTGTGTTTGATACATAGTTTGTGTAGTTATCGGGTATTGTTTGCAAACGTTCACATTCAACCGGTGTAAGTTTTCTGTACGAAATACCAGCAGACTCTTCTTTGATTATGTGTTGTTTTGTAAGACTAGGAGTGATTGCATTTGATTTGTTGTCAGTTCTCTCTACCAAATGCCTCAACTGTCTTGGCGACCAGTCATAACCATGTTTTCTTCTGTTTTCGTAACGTATTTGATTTGCTTCGTCTGTTCGAACTTCGGTCATAGAAACTTGTCGTGTTACAACTTTTGGTATCGAAGCGTGTCCTGCTGCGAGTGTGTTTGACTTAGCCTCTGTCTTACGTATGCGATCTTGTTGTGAATTATAGCCTTTACCACTAACATCAAATTGATAGTAGTTAGGATGTTCAACAAATTCATAGACTGTTTTTTCTGCTGCGTTTTCGACTTGGTTTGGTTTGCTAACATAACCCTCTGTATGCCCTTTCCACATAGTTGCTCTCAATGTGCTTGACTTTTCGTCTATACTTTTTACCAAGTCAATACGTTTCTTATCGTTGTAATTCCCGTGCAACCATTTTGGCAGTGCAGAAGACTCTTCAAAGTCGTCAAATCGTTCCAACACATCTTTAAGAACAATCCCTCTATCCTCTGGTTGTTCTACGTTTGGTATATTAGTCCAATATAGTCTCACACGATTTTGTGCCGAAACAAGAGCACTATTTATCATAATCGGTTCTACACCCAAATGTTCTGTTATGATATCTTGGTATTCTTTTTTCATACGTACATTTTCAAGTAAGAAATATTTGGGCCTTACTTCTTGCAGTATGCGAACGAACTCAAAAAATAGTGCAGATCGTGGATCGTCAAAGTTTAGTTTCTTACCAGCAAAACTAAATCCTTGGCATGGGCTACCACCCATAAGTAAGTCGATATCTTGATAATCTTCTGCCGTGACGTTACAAACATCTCCAATATGTATTATATCCGGATAGTTTGCCCTCGCCACTTCGATTGCATATTTATCAATCTCAGATGCATAATATTTTTCAATATCAAATCCACATCGTTCTAGTGCAATTCTCCCACAAGCCATTCCATCGAACAGACTTAGAACTTTCACTTAATCGTCAAAATCGAACCTAAAACCACTTCTCGGAAAAATCTCATCGACAAAGAATTGTATTTCAATGTCGGTCATGTGTTGACCTCTCATAATATCGTGTGCCAACATGCACAACGATGTGGCAATCGTATCTCCGGTTGCCGTATTAGAAGTCATCAAATCTTGTATGATATCTGCAAAGAAATCGCAGCATCTTTTAATATCTTCACTCTCAATGAGTTCATCTGTTGTAAGGCGACTCATAACTCATTACCCCAAGCGTCCCAACCATCAAATCTTTGTCTAGCGAACAATTCTATACGTGGCAAATCGCCAAACAATAATTCTATTCTACTTCTTACTTCTTGTGGTTTTTTGCTGTGCTTAGTTCTTTCTGCCTCTACTTTTTGATATATGTTATTTACTTGCTTGTGTTTAAGCATTGAGCCTTTAGTACCCAACAAACATATTTCATAGTTTTTCATTGTCCATGCACCAAGATTAGCTACAGTTTTTCCCTTATTTGTTTTCTTTTCCCAAACAAAGGCTATTGTTATATATTTAAACCCCCAACTTTCAATAGTTTCTATTGCATCTTTTATGTGTGCATCAGTTGTCCAAAGAAATAAGGCACAGTCATTATTGGTAATATCATTAACAGGCAAATCTTTAATCCATGTCTTTGACTGTGTGGGATAATGTTTTTCTATGCTAGTAAATCTTTTTCCATCATACCTACATAATTCTTTACTGCTAAAACCCCAAGGTGGGTCTGCATAAATAATATTGTATTTCTGCTTTGGAAATGGAATCATACTCCACACATCCCATCACACTCATCGAGTAACGAATATTGTGTGACTTCCTCTTTGAATGTAACCTCTTCTAAAGGTTTACACGAACGATGCACAAAGACAGAGTCGTCTGTCGTTGTTCCGTATCGTATCTTTCTGTCAAACTCTACGGCTCTATCCCATTCTTGTGGCATCTCATTTTTCATGTATTGCCATTCTCCATTTGTCTTATATGGGCAATAAATACATGCAGACCTTGGTAATTGCCTCTGATATCTTTCATTGAACCAATTTTTGCAGTCTTGCCTGGAGATATTATTATCAATCAATGGAAAAACGTTTTTGACCCATGGCACATGATTTTCTTTCATTCTCACGATTTCATCAATTGATATACCCATAAGGAGTTCGACCTCTGTTCCCCTTTTTCTTTTCTCTCCCTTTTGTAGACCTAACAACTGTCTTATTTTTTGATGCACTGGAGTTATTTTATAATCACTCGTGCATTGTCTTTTCAACAAACCCTTTTTACCGGTTTCCTTGTTTACAGTGTAAAATGGGATATCCATGAATTTTCTATGACTTCTGCCCTCAACAATATCAATCGTGTCCTCTGTAAGATTACCTTTACTCACAATGTGTAATGGGTAGGACAGTTTGCCTTTTAACCACGATAGATGATCCATGACCTCTTTTGGCTCTGCCATAGTGTCGGCAAAGATAGCACAATCAACCATAGGTATGTCGCCATGTTCTATCATCAATGCTAACGTTGAACTTTGTACTCCTGCACCGAGAGACAAGACTCGTAATTTCATACAATCCAACCACTATCGCCATAATCTATTTTTGAATTGAACTTATATGCCGAACCACCTGCAGCACGAACTGCCATACCAGCAAAGGTCAACATGAGTGCATCGGCAACGTCTGGACTTCTAAATCCACGTTTCTTCATTTGGTCTTTTGACTCGACCTTGAATTTGCCACTCGACAATATCTCATATCGAACGTTGGTAATCTCGTTCACAAGTTCATCTTGATCCGGTATCTTGCAATCTTTTGCCTCAAGCCATTCACGACATTTGAACCATAACTCATCTCTAAGTCTCATGTATCTGTCCGTCATACTTGAACTTTCTGCCACATTTATGCCTCGTGCTGGCATATCTAATTCCACCAACCTATCCACCACTCCTGCACCAAGACCGATACTATCAACTAATATTTCGCTCGGTCTTTCTCTATATGGGGTAGACTCATATTCTGCCATGATTACTCCGACAGTCTCCATGAGGTCTTTATCTCCCCAAAACTTTATGGGTTCAGTAACAACGTTGCCTTTTCGTTTTGCCAAGGCACATCGATCTGAACCATGTCGTGCAATGTCTACTCCCCACACCGGCATCGTCTCAACGGGGTCAACGTCTCTGTCTATGGCAGACTCAACGAGAGTGCGACTGATTATTGAGTTATCATCTGTTTCCGGAGGTAAGCCGAGTACACGAACTCTATAGACATTACTATCTTCGCCATACTGTTTCTTCATATCTTTTATGTATTGTGGGTCAACAGTATCGGAATCGTGACATGCAACAGTCATTGTTTTCCAACTCTCTGCATTTTTCTTGAACGAGTCATAGAAATATCCGGATGCACGATTGGGGTTGCCCACCATGATTGTCTTTGCACCTGGAGTTGACATAGCACCTTGTGCGACCTCAAAGATCAAATCTGGTACACCGGAAGCCTCATCGATTATGAAAAGCATGTTTGGAGAGTGGAAACCTTGTAGTGCCTCTGGGTTCTCTCTCCTACTCGTTCTTGCCACACAAAAACTATCGGCAGCACTTTTTATCGATATCTTATCAGAACGGAACTCCAATTCGTCTTGGAAACCTTTTGGCATCATCTTGTGCCACTTTTGGATTTCTGACCAAAGAATTTGTTCTAACTGACTCGCAGAGTTGGCTGTTGCTGCAATCTTGCATGGGTAATGTGTTGTTAGCCACCAGAGGATTGTCCAACTAAGAAATGTCGTTTTCCCAACGGCATGACCACTTCGTATCGAAAGTCGATTATTTTTTACAATATTACGTAATGCTTGTCGCTGCCACTTTTGTGGTTCTGCTTGTAAGCATGTACGAACGAATAATACGGGATCATTATGAAGTTTTAGAAGTGTGTCTGCCGCATCACTTTTTTTATCTGTCATAAAAGAAAGTGGTCACTAACAAACCAAGCGAGGTAATATGAGTGACCGAATTTATTATTAATTTTTTTTGTGACTATTGTCAAATTAAAAGAGCCACACGGGGGTGGCTCTATGAAAGGATAACATCGTTGACTATTATAACCAGGAGATCATAGACAAATCACGTATGTTATATAAATAGATACTTTATGCTGTAACGAAATGCAAGAGTTTTTTTATGCATTATTGTTTTTATTCACAAAATTTATAAGGGGGGTATTAGAAATATACTGCACCTCGCATATAATTTATGGGGGGCTTTTGTGCAAAATCTCACTTTTCCACGGCAGCCGGAATATCCTTGGGCAGTCCTAAAATTTTATCTATATATATCAACGAGTTATAATTGATTGCCAAAGACTACTAATCATCTTCATCATGTTCGATTATTTGGGCCTCCTCCATGATCCTCGCATTGAGTTCTGTTAGTGCATCGCTAAAACTGTTGGTCACATTGAGGTTGACCTCGTTTGGCAAGAACTTCGACAGATTACCCAAGGTTCTTGATGGGTTTCCGTCTGACATTTCGTCTGCAAGTAATATGTGTAGTGGTCGACCTCGCCTCTCACACTCAATCATTGCCTCCTTGATACTGTTTTTAATGAGAACAGCACTATCGAAGTTTGGATTTGATTTGTTTTTTGATCCTTGTGGGCGACCCCTCCTCCTGGTCGCAACCCCATTATTTTTATTAATAACCATTTGTTAATAATATCAAAAAAAAGACAAAAAAAAACACTTATTTTGTTGAAATGCATAAATAAACATATATAATACAAGTATTACTTTAATAACAAACCAGGCGAGGATTTACATGTTATTATATAATAAAAATGAATATTCAATATTCTACGAGAGTGATAAAGAACTTCTTCTTTGTTACAAAAATAATCAGTTCTATCGACTCGAAAGACTGATGAACAAGAATCGTTCTCATTACGAGTTAAGAGATGAGGCGAGAAACTTTTTCGAAACTTGGATTAACAACAAACCGAAACCAACAACTGATGTTGTGAGTTTCTAATAATTATTTTGGAAGGATAATATTATGAACCAAGAAAAACTAAATCAAATACATGCAGAACGTGGAATGTCTACAGATTGGGAAGAGGTTACATCTCAATTTGCAGATACTAATAATCTACAATTCTTCAGAGACTTCACACGAGATGAGATCGTTGCAAGATGTTACACAAATAGATCGAAAAAACCGAGATGGTATTATAGATTTAAAAGTGAAGAACAACTTCAAAAAGTTGTAAACGACACCATTGAGAATAACAATGCATCTCTTCAGAAAAAAGAAGAATACAAAAAAAGTAGAATGCAACCACACACGTTAAAGGTTGGAGATTTCCTCTATTCAAGTTGGGGATATGACCAAACAAATATCGATTTCTTCAAAGTGATTGATGTTGTTGGCAAGAACACAATTAAAGTTGCCAAGGTCAGATGTAACGTGACCCCAACACAATATGAATATTCTGACAACGTGACACCTACTGATGAGATTATCAGTGACATCGCAACTTGCAGAGTGAACGGAAGAACAAATTCAATCTCAATTAATTCTTTCTCATATGCATATCCTTGGGATGGTGTACCAAAAAAACAAACTGCCTCCGGTTGGGGTCACTAATCTATTGAAGACAACCCATCGACTCCGGTGGGTTGTATTGAATAGACTTGATTACGTTTATTCTATTTAGTAACTTAATAGGAAGGATAGTTATGACTAATAAAACAAAAATCAAATTAATGGATGCAACGGATGGGATGAGAGTTCAATTCGTAAATCATCATCACACAATCATAAGAACAGATTTAAATTGTACACATATGATTGGAACAGTTGAGAGACACGACTCTGATATGGTTGTGGATGGGAAGTCAATCTTCTCAATTTATGTCAAGTTGGAAGATCGTAAACATGCCCACCATCTTGAAGATTGGGATAATACACTAGTATTTAATTATCCGGATGATGAGTATTATGAAAATGTGATGGTCTACGTTTTAGAAAAACCAAAACAAGATGTAATAACAGAATATTTCGAGTCATGTATTGAGGATATTGAGACAATACCAAACGAGTTCGATTGTTTATTTTATGTAAATGATGTCTTCCCATGTTTTGGTTACAAAGATTTTCAAATCCACATAGGTCACAAAGACCCAAAAAAGAACGAGGAGGGATTTCAAGACTATTCAAAAATAAAAAGGTTTCGAGTCTATATTGATAAAGATGGCGAGTTGTATGACGGGACAAGTTTTGATACTTGGGAGGAAGTACTTGAACACGTTGGATATGAGGAAAGTACTCTTCTTGAAGACTTGCAAGACTTAACAGATCAATTCGCACGAGAGAAGATTTCGGAACAAGATGCAATTAATACTCTAAAGTCAATCGCAAAATATTACTCCAAAGATTGATATATACCATATCATAACTACAAGACCCATCGACTCCGGTGGGTCTTTTTTTTATCAATAGATACCAAAATAATTAGATAACTTGTCGAGGGCATCTCGTAACTTATTCATGGAGACCCTACGAGATGCATATTCTTTTTGGTCGAGACTTGTTGCCGTTGATCCCTCAATCACGATATATTGCACCACTTGGAATAAATCGGTTGGAAGTTTCCTCATTGCCCTCATATAGTCACTATATGCATTTGATGAGTTATCGAAACTCTTTCTCGACTCATTCACTTTTATATCAAGTGCCATCGAACTTTTTGCAATGCCTTTTTGATATAAAGTATATAAATAATTGGCAGTATTATATTGCCTTGGTGTTATGAGTTTTCTTTGAAAATATCGATCAATTAGGTTCTGAGATAATATCCGTCTTCTCAATTGAGAACCGGCAGTTAATCCAACCGGTTCATCTCTGAAGTCCTCGCCATTTAGACGTTCATCAATCCCAAGATCAGATTTTATATATTTTATCAAAATAGGGCCCTAATTATTCCGGTTTCTTTTTTAGGATATCTTGCCAATCAATATCTTTATAATTACCTTTTATCTCCGGTCTTGGTCTTTTCTTTATGACTTCGACTCTACTTTGCAAACTTCCTGCAATCGCCAGGTAATTAATCGCATCTTGAAAATCATCATGGCAAGGTAAATTTAAATCCATTCGTGCCAATTTCAACTCGACCATAATCATCGCTGCCCGAACCGGTGTCACATATTCTCCCAACGAAAACGAGAAACGTTCAGCCATCCGATCGAATAACTCGACATAGTCTCCGTATTGTTTACCTTTTAATTTAAGAATATCTTCGCACTCGTTTAATATTATATTTGGTTTTTTTTCAGAATGGGATTGGTTCATCAAACTCTTCCTCCGTATATTTAGATTGAACAACTTCGACCACCTCACTTTTTAAATTGTGATCGGTCAGACTCTTTTTTATATCCAAAGTTTTTTTATGGTCGTTTAGGATAATTGCGACTTCTAATAACGAAAAAAAACATTTTATATCTTTATGTTGGGTGGCAGCCGTGGATTTGTGATGTTCTCTTTGTACTATTCCAAATTTATGATCGTCTGTTTTTGCAATCCAAACAACCGGTGGAATAAATAATTTATTATCTTCGACATACTTTTTCATCGCTGCGAGACCTCGTTTACAAATCTCACAACGACCGGCAACATGTTTTATATCTTCTCTTGTTGGATTCTCTTTCAATGCAAATCTTAAGTTTCTCAATGCACTATCAAAACGTGCTCTCATATCTGCATCGACCAACTCAACGAGATTATCCCTGCCGTAGTAATCGTCAAAATTTTCTTTCATATTTAGAAAGTTTTCCACGTACACATAATAAGGTAAACTTCGATATGCCGAGATACCGATTATCTCACTTTGTCGATCAAAAAACTTATAATCATTATTTCGATATTTGTACCTCATTGTACCTCAAATTCTGCTGCAGACAGTTTGTATGTGTATGTACGTCTGCCCTTATATAGGGCATGACATACAAACATATACATACTCGTTTTTGTATGTAGTGTATGTGACCCATTTTTATGACATACAAAATTCATGCCCTAATCCTATTGAACAATCTTCGCAATGTGTAACTGCGAGTCAGTGATATAATTGTGAAAATAACTCCCAT